ACAGCAGCAACTTTTACAATTACACTAGATGGTGTAGATCTGTACAAGACTTGCGCTATTGCCGCTAATTCAACAGCAATGTTTGATCTAAAGCAAGTTCTTGCTACAACTAAGGTTATTGCTGGTTTTGCATCAGCAGTAACTGTGTCATTTCACATCTCAGGTGTAGAAATTTCATAACATTAATAGATAAAAAAATACCCCCCAAGGCACATAGCCAAGGGGGGATTTTTTATTTTATTTAATTGTGTTGGCTAGGGAACTTTTTTAGCCATCTTTGATACTGAACAGGCTTGGCATGTTTCCAAGACTTCCAGTCTGTTCCACCCTTTGTCATATGAAATACAATCTCTGCATTTTTGACTGGGCTAAACAACTCAGCATTAGCGTCTAGGTCAAACTTATTTCTACGATCAGGTCCTAGATCCCCGATCATATTTATTTGGAACACCCCATAAGAACTGTCTCCAGTCTTAGTATTTCCATTAAAGGCAAAAGGTCTTCCGTTTGATTCTGCCTTGGCTACAGCCCAAGCAGTCTTTAGACCATTTCCAGTAAAGCCTACAGCCTTCAACAATTGAATTAAGTCATAGTCAGTCAAAGAATGTGCATTCTTATACTTTTCCAAGATAACCACTTTCTTTGGCTTAGAAACCAAAAAAGCCGACTTAGGGTCGGCAGGGGTAGTCAAGGACTTATTACTCAATAAATTATTTTCAGTTGTATTTGTTACAGCATTAGCAGAATTACTTACGGGTGCAAGTACTCCCACTAAAGATAGGATTCCAATCCAAGCCATCTTGTCTCTTCTCATAATATAAACCTCCTAGAAACAAAAGCACCAGTTGTCTGGTGTTACTACCAAGTATAACATGTTTTTGCCCCAAAAGGCAAACTTTTGATATTTTTTATTAAACTGTTATAAAACCTTGTGTATGAAGTGGTATAATGGTAAATACTATGGCTACAGGTGCAACTACTAATTATGACATTCCTTATCCACTATCAAGTGATCCAGTAAATGTCCACGAAGATATTCAGTCATTGGCTGAAACAATTGAGTCCCTGCTTACAACGGTTGGTCCTGCATACCACACGCTTGATGTAACAAATAACAGTGGATCATCTATTGCTAAAGGAAGCCCAGTTTATATTTCTGGGTATGGAACATCAAAACCAACAGTAGCAAAATGTGACTCTGATGACCTAACAACATTTCCAGTAATTGGCTTAGCATCAACTGCCATATCTAACAGTTCTGATGGAGTTATTATTTTGTCTGGAGTATTTTCAAATATTAATACAAATTCTTATTCCGTTGGAAATAAACTCTATGTTGCTAATGGCGGGGGATTAACTGCAACAATTCCAGCAACAGGCTCTGGAGCAGTGGCAGTAGTTTTAAAGCAAAACACAACAACAGGAATATTACTAGTTGGACAACCAAAGGGTAACGGCTCTTGGGGATCACTGAAAGCAGGGTTATCATAATGGCAACTTATAGAGGACAAGGCGCATCTACTTATGACATTGGTGAAAAACCACCATTTGTTAATTGGACAATTGTAAAAGGCGATACAGCATCTTTTAGAGTTTATCTAACAGATGATGCTAAAGAGCCTTTGAATATTCCTGATTGGGATATTGAAGTAGAGTTTAAAAGACCGACAACTCCAGTTGAACCTCAGGTAATTACAGACACTGCAAGCATAATTTTTACAATTACACCAGAGCAAGACCTGGAAGATGAAGATGGCGAGTTTAAGGTTAACCTAACTGCAGCACAAACCGCACAATTGAGAACAAATGATATTTTTGATATTGAATTACGTCTTCCACAGAATACCCTTGTTTGGACAGTTGCTCAAGGGAAGATCATTCTCCTTGAGGATGTTACAAACTAATGGCAACAGTTGTTATAAATAACAATACCCCTGTTTTTACAAAAGCCATTGAAAGAGTTTCTTTTCCCAGTGTAGAAATTGCCCAGCCAAATCGGGGGGTAAGTATAAACTCTGTACTACCATTTAGAATAAGATTCACAGCAATACAGATTCCAACTTCTATGGCCAACATACCCGCAATTCCGCTACAAGTTATTGGTTTCTCTAACTATATACTTTAAAATATGTGATATAATTCCAGTATGGCTAAATTATCAATTGCAAGCATCAAGGGTCTTTTTCAGACTGGAGACCGTCCAACTCAAACAAACTATGAGGACTTAATTGACAGCACCTCTGCAAGATCAACAGACCTTGGTTCAGATGGTAACAATGAAGTTACAATTAACGGCATTGAAAACTCAACAATCTTTGATAACTTTTTAGCAAGCGAATGGAGATCAGTCAAGTATCTGGTTTCAATTAAAAAGACTTCTGGTGGCTCAAATAAATACTGGGCTTCAGAATTAACTGTAGTCCCTGACAATACAGATGTAAGCGTCAGTGAGTATGGAACAGTAGACAATGATGGGAATATTGGCACCATCTCCGTGTCTAGAGCAGGAGATACAGTTTCACTGACTGTAGTTCCAGTGGGTGGGCAAACACCAATAACCCTGCGCTATTTGCGTATTGGGTTAAAGGCCTAACTAAGGAGATAAAATGGCAACAGTAACAAAAGATTTTAGAGTAAAAGCGGGACTGGTTGTTGAGGGATCAACAGCGACCGTTAATGGAAAGAATATTATCACAGCAGGTGTCGTTGACGCTAAAGGTGATTTGATTGTTGGTAGTGCAGACGATGCAGTTGCTCGTTTAGGCATTGGTTCAAACGGTCAAGTACTTACAGCAAACTCAGGTGCCACATACGGCGTTGAGTGGTCAGCACCAGCAGCAGTTGGCGTGTTTGGTTCAAGCATTGAGTTTGAAGGCGCTACAGCAGATGGCTTTGAAACAACTCTTCAAGTAGTAGATCCAACAGCAGATCGTACAATTACACTTCCTGACGTATCAGGTACTGTAGTTACATCTGGTGATACTGGCACAGTTACAGCAACAATGCTTGCTGCAGATTCAGTAACTACCGCAAAGATTTTAAACGCTAACGTAACAGCAGCAAAACTTGCTTCAGATTCTGTAGAAACAGCGAAGATTGTTGATGCTAACGTAACAGCAGCAAAACTTGCTGCAGATTCAGTAACAACTGCAAAGATTACAGACTCAAACGTAACAGCAGCAAAGTTGGCTGCAGACTCAGTTACAACTGTAAAGATTCTTGATGCTAACGTAACAGAAGCAAAACTTGCATCAAACTCAGTTACAAATGCTAAGATTGCAGATTCAGCAGTAAATACAGCCGAACTTGCAGATGGCGCAGTAACCACAGCAAAGATTACAGATCTAAACGTAACCACTGGCAAACTTGCAGATGGCGCAGTAACCACAGCAAAAATTACAGATGCTAACGTAACTGCTGGTAAACTTGCTGCAGACTCTGTAGAAACAGCAAAGATTGCAGACGGTGCAGTAACTTCTGCAAAGATTGCTAACGATACAATCGTAGATGCTGACATTAACTCAGCAGCAGCAATTGCTCAGTCAAAGATTTCAGGATTGACAACAGACCTTGCAGCCAAACTAGCACTTGCTGGTGGAACAATGACTGGTGCAATTGCAATGGGAACAAACAAGATCACAGGTCTTGGAACCCCTACTGATGCAGCAGATGCAGCAACAAAGGCTTATGTAGACACAACAGTTCAAGGTATTGACTGGAAAGCCTCAGTAAAAGTTGCCACAAGTGGAAATATAAATCTTTCTGGTCCAACTCTTGTAGTTATTGATGGCGTAGATATTAACGATGGAGATAGAATTCTTGTTAAGGCACAAACAGACGCAACTGCAAATGGTATTTATGTAAAAGATGGACTTTCTCTTGTTCGTGCATCAGATGCAGATGCTGGAACAGAACTTACTGCAAACATGGCAGTATTTGTAGAAGAAGGAACAAGCGCTGATTCAGGATTTACATTAACAAATAATGGAACAATTACTATCGGCACTACAGCACTTGTCTTTACTCAGTTTACTGGTTTAGGACAAATTGTTGCGGGTACAGGATTAGACAAGACTGGCAACACTCTTGATATTGATTCAACTGTAGTAACATTAACAGGTACACAAACCCTTACAAACAAGACATTAACATCACCAACATTGACAACTCCTGATATTGGAACTCCATCAGCAGCAACTTTGACAAATGCAACTGGTCTTCCAGTAGCAACTGGTATTTCAGGTCTTGGAACTGGCGTAGCCACATTCCTTGCAACTCCATCTTCTTCAAACCTTGCAGCAGCATTAACCGATGAAGCAGGGTCTGGAACAGTAGCATTTACAAATAGCCCAACCTTTGTTACACCAACTCTTGGTGCAGCAGCAGCGACAAGCATTGCTCTTCCAGATGCTCTTGTTGGTTCTGCTCTAGCAACTGCTGGAACTTCAGCAACAACAATTGATACATTCTCAGCAACAACATATTCTGCTGCTAAGTATGTAGTTCAGTTAAAGAAGTCTGGCAACATTGAGGTAATTGAAGTACTTGTTGCCATTGATGGTGACAACAATGTTTATCTAACAGAGTATGCTAATGTACAAAGCAACGGTGAACTAGGAACAACAAATGCTGTCTACTCAGGTGGCAATGTTCTCCTTCAAGTTACCGCAGCAGCAGCAGATACCGCTGTTAAGGTAAGCAAGACCTACATCGAAGCATAATTAGGAAAAGAGGCTAGAAGTGGCAACTGTAAATAGAGATTTTAAAGTAAAGCATGGTTTAGATGTAAACCAGGGCGGTACCTTTGGAGGAACCGTTACAGTTGCTACTCCTACCGAAAATACACATGCAACAACAAAAGCATATGTTGACTCTGTTGCAGGATCAGCAGGAGTCACCGTTAGTGGAACAGCCCCAACATCTCCATCAAATGGAAATCTGTGGTTTGACACACTAACAGAAAGAGTTCATGTTTATTATGGCTCTCAGTGGGTTGCTATAGCAACTCTTGAAGATGCAGAAACACTTGCAGACCACATTCACGATACAGCAATTGACGGATCTGGCCTTATTGTAAGTACTTTTGTTAGCGGTGGCGCATATAATGAACCAGGTGTTCTTGTAAGTGCTGGACTATACAATACAGCATCATTTGAGGCTACCTACGATGGCGGAACTGCAATAGATAATTTTAATTAATTATCTGATATAATTACAACATATAGTTAATTATTAAAAATAATGTAAAAATAATTATCTAAGATACTTAACTAAGGAGACTATAAATGGCAACAAGAATGCAACAGCGCAGAGGCACTGCTTCTCAGTGGACTTCTGCTAACCCAATATTAAATGCTGGAGAAATGGGCTGGGAGTCAGACACAAATAAATTCAAGATTGGTGATGGAACAAATCACTGGGCAGACCTTGATTATTTTATTGACGTTAACTCAACAGTAAACCCTGCTTTTGGCTCAAGCATTACATTTGAGGGTGCAACTGCAAATAACTTTGAGACTACCCTTGCAATAACAGATCCTACAGCGGATCGTACAATTACATTCCCAGATGCTACAGGAACAGTTGTTTTGGCCGACGGTAGCGGAAATGTTACAGTATCAGGAGACTTAACTGTAAGTGGTACAACTACTACTATTAATAGCACAACAATTAATGCTACAACAGGAATTGTTTTTGAAGGTCTTACCGCAGATGCTCACGAAACTACTTTAACAGTCACAGATCCTACAGCCGACCGCACCATTACTTTTCCAGATGCAACAGGCACAGTTCAACTTAGAGTAACTGATGTTTCAGACACTGAAATTGGATACCTTAACGGTGTTACTTCAGCAATTCAGACCCAACTAGATGATAAGTCAACTGCATCTAAAACTGAAACTTTTACAAATAAGTCAATATCACTTGGCTCAAACACAGTTACATCAACACTTGCACAATTGAACACTGCAATTAGTGATGCTGATGTAGCCTCTCTTACAGGAACAGAAACTCTTACAAATAAAACTTTAACCAGTCCAGTAGTTTCAGGACTCACACTTTCAGATTCGGGCATTGTATTTGAAGGCTCATCTGCAGATGCTCATGAAACTACTTTAACAGTTACAAATCCAACGGAAGATCGCACACTTACCCTTCCTAATTCAACAGGCACTATTGCAACACAAGAATATGTTGATTCAGCAGTAACTGGTGCTGAGGTAGATCAGTCTACTTTGGCTGGTACTGGAATTAACTGGAATGCTGGAACAAGCAAGTTTGACGTAGATACTCTAACAATTCAGGCTCGTGTAGCAGATGTTTCAGATACAGAAATTGGATACCTAAATGGTGTAACTTCTGCTATTCAAACTCAGATGGATGCTAAGGCTCCTCTTGCAGACCCTGCATTTACTGGAACTGCTACAGCAGTAAATCTAACAATTTCGGGTAACTTAACAGTAGATGGAACAACAACAAATATTAACTCAACTAACCTTGTTGTAGAAGACAAAAACATCGTTCTTGGAGATACAGCAACACCAACAGATACAACTGCTGATGGTGGCGGTATAACACTTAAAGGCGCAACAGATAAAACCTTTAACTGGGTAGACGCTACAGACGCTTGGACTTCATCAGAGCATATCAATCTTGCTTCAGGAAAAACATTAAAGTATAACGGAACTGATCTAATTGCAGCACAATCTACTAACTCAGGTAAGTTCTTAACAACAGATGGAACTTCTACATCTTGGGCAACAGTATCAGGATATTCAGCACCTACACTTGGCTCAACATCAATTGCTTCAGGTGCAACCGTTACAACAATTTCTGGTTTAGCGGATATTGTACTTAACGGTCCAGGAAGCGTAACAGACGAACTAGCACTTCTACTTATGGGCGCTATTTAAATAACAAAGCACTAACCTTAAAGTAAAGATTTACACGCTCTTATTGAGCGTGTTTTTCTTTTTAAAGTATGTTATACTTAGGTACTACTTCGCAAATTACGAAGTACTCATCTAATTTTACTTTGAAAGGTATATAAATGTCAGAAAGCGTATTCTCTTTTCGTCTATCAGAAGAATTTGTAAATAAATATCAAACCATCCCAGCACCATTTGGATTTTCAGATGCAGGATCTAACTCATTGGGAGAGGTAACATTTATTCGTACATATTCTCGTGTTAAAGAAGACGGGACAAAGGAACGCTGGCATGAGGTATGTCGTCGTGTAATCGAGGGTATGTACTCAGTTCAAAAGAACCACGCTAAAGATAATCGCCTACCATGGAACGACAATAAGGCTCAGAAGTCTGCTCAAGAAGCCTTTCAAAGAATGTTTGAATTAAAGTGGACACCGCCAGGTCGTGGTCTCTGGGCATTTGGAACTCCTATGACTATGGAGAAGCGTAACTCAGCATCCCTTCAAAATTGTGCAATGGTTTCAACAAGAGATATTGATCGTAATGATCCAGGTGCTCTTTTTGCTTGGGTAATGGATGCATTAATGTTAGGTATTGGTGTTGGCTTTGATACCCTTGGACAAGACAAGCAAATGTCTATTTATGCCCCTACAGAGCCAGCATCAATCTATGAAATACCAGACACCCGTGAAGGATGGGTTGAATCTGTTAGACTACTTATTAATTCATTTCTTCGTGCAAACCAACCTATTCAAGAGTTTACCTATGACCTCATCCGTCCTCTAGGTGCCCCCATTAAGGGCTTTGGAGGCGTTGCTAGCGGTCCAGAACCACTTATTGATCTCCATACACGTATTCGTAATGTAATCGGTTCTAGAGCAGGAGAAGCCTTTGATAGCCGTGCTATTGTAGACATTGTTAATCTTATTGGTACCTGTGTTGTTTCTGGAAATGTTCGTCGTTCTGCTACCCTTGCACTTGGCACACCAGAAGATGATGGTTTTATTAATCTTAAGAATCCAGAAGTATTTCCAGAAAGAAATTCATACGATCCAGAAAAACCAGGTTGGGCATGGATGAGTAATAATTCTATTGCTGCTGAAATTGGAACAAAGTATGAAGACTATGTAGATTTAATTGCAGACAACGGAGAACCAGGTTTTATCTGGTTAGATGTTGCTCGTAGTTATGGCCGTCTTGCCGATGCACCTGATTATAAAGATGCTCGCATTATGGGCTTCAATCCTTGTGCGGAGCAGCCATTGGAATCATACGAACTTTGTACACTTGTAGAGGTGCACTTAAATCGTCATGAATCCAAGGAGGACTTCCTCAAGACATTGAAGTTTGCTTATCTTTATGGAAAGACTGTTACCCTTATGCCAACACATTGGCAGGTAACAAACGGTATCATGCAAAGAAACCGTCGTATTGGTACATCTCTTACAGGCATTGCTTCATTTGCAGATACTTACGGATTGCCAACAACTCGTGAATGGATGGATGAAGGGTACAAGAAGATTCGTCACTATGACCATCAGTATTCAGAATGGCTTTGTGTTCGTGAATCAGTTCGTGTAACAACAGTTAAGCCATCAGGATCAGTATCACTTCTTTCTGGTGCTACACCTGGAGTTCACTGGGGTCCTGGCGGAGAGTTCTATCTTCGTGCTATTCGCTTTGGAAACACTGACCCAATGCTTCATTTGTTTAAAGCAGCGGGGTATAAAATTGAAGCAGATCTTGTATCAGCAAATACTTCAGTAGTTTATTTCCCAGTAGCATCTGGACACAAGCGTGCAGAGAAGCAGGTTAGCCTATTTGAAAAAATTGGTTTGGCTGCAACTGCTCAGAAGTACTGGTCAGATAATGGTGTTTCTGTAACACTTTCATTTGATAAGGAAGAAGAAAAGAAGTTTGTTGCTCCAGCACTCAATATGTATGAGGGACAACTAAAGGCAGTCTCATTCCTTCCAATGGGAAACAAGACATATCCTCAGCAACCTTACACAGAAATATCAAGAGAAGAATATAACTCGTATGTAGGCAAAATCGCTAAGATCGATTGGTCTGCTATTTATGACGGAGTAGAAAATCTTGAGGCAGAGGGTGAAGCATATTGCTCAACTGATGCTTGCGAGATTAAGTTATATTAGTCTCTAGCCTGCTATAATAAGGGTATAGGAGAATTATGTCTAACCCATCAAACTTATATGCAGAGAAAATTTTCTCAGAACACCCACTGGTTTTGTGGGCACTTGATGACAAGGCTGACTATGTAAGTTTAATAACAGAGGCTAAAAGAAATGTTGAGTCTCAATGGACAGTTACTGGGGCAACTGTAAATACAGATCCTGGTAGCGGTGCAGTTAATCCTCCTTTTGAGGATAGTCTTTCAACAAATATTCTTGGAACTGTCCCAAGCGGATCTACAAGAACTATCTCTCTTGTTAGTCCAAATCTTTCAAACTTTTCTAGTATGAATTCTTTGCTTGGTACATTTTCTATAGGTACATATTTTTACTCTAATAGTATTTATGTTAATTCTGTATCTATTGGTTTTGAATATACTGATCCAAGCACTTCTGCAGTTGTTCAAGAACTTGAAACTTTTGAGGATCCCCTTTATACAAAGTGGTCTTTTATATCTTCAACTTTTCAAATTCCAGACAAAGTTGCTACTTTTAGAATTGTAATTAAAATAATAACTGCTTCTGGCGGAGCGTCTTCATCAGATTATGATTTTCATATAAATGGAATAAGTGCGGGTCAGTGGTCTGAAGAATTTAATGCAACATCGCTAGGTACTACTGTTTCAACATTTCCAACAGACATTGCTATCTCACAAGACTATTCTGTTGTAGCAGATCCGTATGGCCTTGAAAATGTTAATGGATATTATCTTGCATCAGAGACTTCTCTTTTTGCTAAAAACACAAGCATTCCTCTTGTTTATGGTGCATCTGGTGTTACTAAGATTATTGAAAATCCAGATAAGCCATCTGTAGTTATTCCTGGACAAGGATTCTTAAATGAACTTGGCAGATATGGTGAGTATACTGTTGAATTTTGGGCAAGAATTAATTCAGATACTTCTATACCAAGAAGAATATTTGGACCAATATCTTCTTCAGACGGACTTTATGTTGAGTCAGGTTTTATTACTTTAAAAATTGGAAATTCCTTTAAGTCACACTTTGTTGGTGAATGGTACAGACCAATGCTTATTGATATTAGAATTATGAAAAATTCTGCAAGTCTTTTGATAAATGGAGAAGAAGTTCTTTCTTTGTCTTTTGATACAGAGTCAGTATCGTTACCATCAATTGTTGATAGTGCAAATGCAAAGTCTCAAGACTGGCTTGGATTCTATGCTTATTCAGATGTTCCAGAAATAGAAATTGACTGTGTTGCAATCTATCCATATCAGGTCCCAGTCACTGTGGCAAAGAGAAGATGGGTTTATGGTCAAGGAGTTGAGTCACCAGAAGGCATTAACTCTGCCTATGGAGGTACTTCTGCTTTTATTGATTATAGTTTTGCTGACTACACAGCAAACTATGCCTACCCTAGTTTTGCCAAATGGAGGCAGGGTAACTTTGATAACCTTGTAGCATCAAATACAACATTACAAACACCACAATACTCTTTGCCTGAAATATTTTTAGGATCTAAAACACTAACTAATTTTTATAATGATAATAGCGCTATTCAAGTTGGAAATAATAAATTTATAACATTTAGACCAAATGATACCTGGTCTGCTGTTAATGGGTATTTTAATTTCCCTAGTCTTAATATAATTAACGATGAGGTTCATGCTATATATGCAGTTGTTCAGATAAATGAAGATGACCTAACAGAGCAAACAATTATTGAAATTAAAAATACAATAAATGGAAACAAGTTTAGTATTAGAAAAGATGGACCAAACATTGATTATTATCTAACATTTAATGGTGTTCAAGAAGAGGTTTTAATGGGTCAGGAGTTTCCAGTAGGACTAAAGTTTGCTGTCGGAATTGACATTCATGAAATTGTCAATAACTTTGGTGGAAACCTTGCATCATTTTTTGGAAATAGAAATGGGTTAACCCTATATGTTGCTGGAGATGACTCTGGCCAAAGAACATTTACTGGATACCTATATTCTTTTGGTGCAGCAACCACCTTTAATAGATCTGAAATTGAAAACCATTTTGATTCTAATGGAATAGTAGATATAAACGATGCAGACGAACTCCTATTTCACACTGCAAGTTATACACTTTTGCCAACAGAGGCCTATGATAATTTTTATTTAGACATAGGAGTATCTGGGTATTGGCAAGACTATATGCCACTTTCATATTTTGCACAATATGTTAAAAATGATGTTGGTAACGAATATTACGATCTAGACTTTATTCAATTTAACATTGATTATCCAAAGCCATCATCTCTTACAGAAGAAAATATTGGGACAGAATCATTTTCTTATGATGATCTATATCTAGCCTATTCCTCTCCAACACAACAGACATACGCAAACTTAGATGATCCTGATGAAAATGGATGGTCAGATTATCTTGATATGTCAGAACAATATGTAGTAAAAAATGTATACAATACAGATAGCGCCAACGTAAAAAGTTATGTAACTTTTCAGTATGTTGCTGAAGGTGCTAATGCCCCATTAAGCAGTTTTGTGTTTTCTGACAAACCTTTAGAAGCAAAAATTTTAGATATTAGTGAGCATGACCAGTGGGCACTTACTAAGTTTGAGGTTATAGACAATATGCTAATTTATCCAGATAAAACTTTAGACTTTAACGAACTTGCAATTGTTTATCACTTAGAGTTTAATAGTCGTGGAATTTTAACAAAGCCAATTGCTGTTAGAAATCTTTCTCTTGCCTCCCAGGTTCTTAATGATAATTCTTTTAACCCTATAGGAACTAAGTTTGGAAACAGTCTTTTCCCATACAAGAAGGCTGGAATTTATTATGACTACAAATCTAAAAATCCATTTAGCATTTATAAAGGTAGCACACCTTACCTTTACATGACTAGAAATTCTGGCATTGAAGTCCGTGGAGAATTTTCAGCGTCTACTGATCGTGGAATATCTTTTCCAGTAAATACAACAATTGCAAATAATTACAGAATTAGTGCTTTCCAAACTTGGTATAGAAATGACAATCCTCAATTTCCAAGCACCCCTTCACAACTATTTGAGATAAACCATAAAAATGAAACAGTTAAGTTTTACCTAGTTGCAACTAATTCAGAAAGAACAAGAGCAAAAATATTTGCCCTAAACGATTCTACTGGAGAAGCGGTCAATGGTTTATCATATTATATTAATGGATCTATAGTCAGAGAACCAGTCCTTACAATTAAGGAATGGTCAATTATAGGTATTTCTTTTGCTTCTCCATTAATATTTGACTCATTTCTTGGATCTGTTAATATCAACGGTTCTGGGGTATTTAACAATATCTCTTATTACCAAGCCACAGATCTTCAGCAAATTCGTAGCGTAATAACAAGGCCTTGGGCAAATGTTAAAACAGAAGACGGCACAAACTTTGACTGGCAATACTGGGAGACAAACTACTCCTGGAACGGAATGCTGGTATTGTCAACATCCTCAACATACGGAGTAAATCCTTCAGATATCTATAAAACCTATATTGGAACTAATAAGATTATCATTGATGATGGAGAAGGTATGATTCTAGACTCAGATAAACTAAAAATATACGATACTGTAGAGTGGTCAAGTTCTGTAATCACTCCAGTCTAATATGGTATACTAAAGGTTATGAATCCATTAATTAGTCAAAAAACTGGTAAGCCTCTGGTAAGCAATGTGCGTAAAAAGGTCATTGATAAGCAATATAACTGGGGACTCTATGTATATAAGAAGTCAACAGGTAAGTGGTTTACTGACGGAGAAGGTAATGTTCTTAACATTGAGTCTATGCGTGGAGACATTTCTAAGATAGCAGAGTTAAAGAATGCAGCAAGACACTTTGGTGATCCAGGCGATGGCGAAGCAGTCTTTGTTGCTGGACTTACAAGAATTACAGACGAAGAGCACTCAGAGCAGATGGATAGACTTAAGCAAGGTCTGATTCCATCAATGAACGACCTTGGTGCTTGGAAGGCTGCACAAGATACAGTTGACAAATATGGCAGGGGAGCGCTAGATGAATAACGATAACCCTGTAATTAGAGCAAGTCTAAACACACAAGAAGAACCAGAAAACCTTTTTAGAGATCAAGATCCATTTACTAAATCTTGGGAAAGCCTAAGAGAATATTCTGGGCTAGATCAAAACTTTAAGAGAAGAGTCTCTAGAGTTGTAAATAAAGCAATTGGCGATGAAGCATATCTAGATGCAGCAAATGCTATGCCTTCTGGACAAGACTCTGGATCTAAACAGATTAACCCTGGAACTGTATATCGTAATGGTTATGGTTTGTTTGATGTAATTACTCCACCATACAACATGTATGAGTTGGCAAACTTTTATGATACATCTTTTGCTAATCACGCAGCCATTGATGCTAAGGTAGAAAACATTGTTGGACTTGGTTACAGGTTTGATATGACAGACAGCACCTCTCTTCGTTTTGAAATGAGCGAAGATCAAGACAAAGTAAAGCGTGCTCGTAAGCGTGTTGAAAGAATGAAGATTGAGATTCGTGATTGGCTAGAAAACCTTAATGATGACGACTCTTTTACAAAAATTATGGAAAAGGTTTTTACAGATGTACAGGCAACTGGAAATGGTTTTATTGAAGTAGGAAGAAACGTAGAAGGTGAAATCGGATACATTGGTCACATACCAGCCACTACGGTTAGAGTGCGTAGACTTCATGATGGCTTCTTGCAGATTATTGGTCAAAAGGTAGTTTACTTCCGCAACTTTGGAGCAAGTAACCAAAACCCAGTAACTACTGATGCACGCCCAAATGAGATTATTCACCTCAAAGAGTATTCTCCTCTAAATACTTTTTATGGAGTTCCTGATATTGTTTCTGCTCTTCCTTCACTTATTGGAGATAAACTAGCGTCACAGTACAATATTGATTATTTTGAAAACAAGGCTGTCCCAAGATATGTAATTACCCTTAAGGGTGCACAACTTTCGGGGGATGCAGAAGACAAAATGTTTAGATTCCTGCAGACTGGACTTAAGTCTCAGTCACACAGAACTCTCTATATCCCACTTCCTGGTGATACAGATCAAAACAAGGTTGAGTTCAAGATGGAGCCAATTGAAAATGGAATTCAGGATGGATCATTTAAAGAGTACCGCAAACAAAATCGTGATGATATTTTAATTGCTCATCAGGTTCCAATCTCAAAACTTGGTGGAGCAGACTCTGGCGCTATCGCAGCAGCCTTAGCACAAGATCGCACATTTAAGGAACAGGTTGCACGCCCAGCCCAGCATCATTTAGAGAAGGTTGTCAATAAGATTATTCGTGAAAAAACAGATATTCTTGAACTTAAATTTAATGAATTAACACTGACAGACGAAATAGCCCAGTCCCAAATTCTTGAAAGATATGTTAAAACTCAGATTATGCTACCAAATGAGGCTCGTGAAATTCTTGATTTGCCTCAGGTTAGCCATGGAGATGAGCCTCTTCAACTATCTGCAAGACAGGCTACAGATGCAAGAGCAAATCTAGCAGGCAATCGCCAAAGGGATACAGAAAGAACTAATAGTCAATCCGATGGCACAGCAACTGTCTCTGGGAGAAATCCACAGGGTGAAGGTCGATCATCTCAATAGTTGAGAAATCTTCATAAACATTTGATATAATAGGACTGATATGAAAATAAATAAGGCTTCTTGGGTGACTGACGGCGACAACGTTCGCTTATCAATGCCACTCACAAAAGTAGACGAAGGCCGTAGAATAGTTTCTGGTTTTGCATCTCTTGATAACCTTGACAAGCAAATGGACATTGTTACTACAGAAGCATCAATGAACGCTTTTGCTAAATTCCGTGGGAACATTAGAGAAATGCACCAACCATCAGCAATAGGCAAGATGGTCTCATTTAAAGAAGAAAAATATTTTGATCCAGAATCTAAGAAGTTCTATAAAGGTGTTTATGTTTCTGCATACATCTCAAAGGGCGCACAAGATGCTTGGGAAAAAGTCCTAGATGGAACATACACTGGTTTTTCTATTGGTGGAAGAATGAATGAGTGGGATGATGCATATGATGAAAAAGCAGATGCACAAATTAGAATTATTAAAGAATATGATCTGATTGAATTATCATTGGTCGATAGTCCAGCAAACCAGTTTGCTAGCATTATGTCGGTTCAAAAAGTCGATGGTGTTGATATAATTAAAGGTGATGAAACAGTTCTAGAAAACGTATTTTATGATAAAGAATCTGGTATAGTAGTTACCTCAGAAGAAGAAACACTAGCAAGTCCTGTATCTGGAGAAGAGATGCAGAACATCGGTTTTGTTGAAAAGTATGATTCTGATAAAGCAGACATGATTAAGTTCTTAGTTGATAGTGCTAAAGGCATTAGGACAATTAAGATTACAAAGGAGGTAAACCCTATGACAGAAACAACAGCAGTATTAGATACTCCAGTTGAGAATGCAGAGGTCACTCCAGAGGCACAGCCAGCAGAAGTTATTGAAACTCCTGCAGTCGCTGAAGAAACAGTAGTTGCTCAAGAAGCACCTACTGCAGAAGCAGTCGATGGTAGTGCAGAATCTACTGATGCAGAGGAAGCACCAGTAGAAGAAGAGAAGACAGAAGAGGCAGTTGCAGATGCAGTTGCTGATGTTAAAGAAGAAGTTGCTAAGGCACTTGCTGAAATTAACGCTTCTCTTACTAATGCCTTTGGCGATCTCGCTGCAACCGTTAAGTCTCTTCATGAGCAGGTAGCAGCAGTAACAAAGTCCATTGATAATGTAACTGGTGAAGTTAACAGTATCAAAGGTAACTTTAATGAGTTTGGCAAGCGAGTTGATGCCGTAGTTGCAGACACCGCTTTCCGCAAGTCTGGCGATCTAGGCGAGATCGTGCAGTTTGAACCCGCAAAGGTTCAGAAATCCCTATGGGGCGGTCGTTTCCTCAAATCAACCGACCTATTAAACTAAAGATATAAAATCACTAGGAGGTGAACAATATGTCGGAACAAAATACAGATATCGTAAAGAATTATCCTGGATCACCAACTGAATCCCACGCCCACAACGGCGACGGTGCATTCGCATCTGGTGCTATCGGTGGTGCAACAACCACAGATGCCAACGGTAATCTTTCACCCGCTGCTTCGCTTGGTAACATTGCTACAGCGAACTTCGGATCAACATCTGGCGCTAATGCTGTAAACCCAACTGGAACACCAGGTGGTATTCTAGCACCAGAGCAGGCTCGTCGCTTCATCGACTACGTGTGGGATGCAACAGTTCTCGCCAAGGATGGTCGTAAAGTTACAATGCGTGCAAACACCATGGAACTTGAAAAGGTCAACGTTGGTGAGCGTGTAATCCGTGCTGCTGCTCAGGCACAGCCAGATTTCACAAATGCTGGTGCAACTTTCACAAAGGTCGAACTTACTACAAAGAAGATTCGTCTTGACTGGGAAGTTTCAGCAGAAGCGCTTGAAGATAATATTGAAGGTGCAGCACTTGAAGATCATCTAGTTCGCTTGATGACCAATGCTTT